ATACCAAAGCTCCTAGTGCTGATCCTACATTTACTGGAACAGTAGTTCTTCCATCTACTACTTCAATTGGTAACGTATCTGCTACTGAAATTGGTTATGTTGATGGAGTTACTTCTTCAATTCAAACTCAATTTAATAACAACACTCCAGTTGGTGCTGTAACTATGTGGGTTACTGGCACTGCTCCAACAGGTTGGTTAATTTGTGATGGATCAACAAAAAGCACTACAACAAATCCAGAGTATACAAATCTTTATAATGTAATTGGTACAATTTATGGTGGTACTGGTGCTACGTCTTTTAGATTACCTGATCTTCGTGGTCGTGTACCTATGGGTGCAGGTACTGGTAATACGTACGATGCTTCAAAGGTTGATACTGGAGATTTAACTGCAAGAACTATTGGTGACTATGTATCTAATGCTGAAACTGTAACACTTACATCTGCTGAGATACCTGCACACAGTCACCCAAATACTGTGTCTGGAACATTCGCTGCCGCTACTCACTACCATGGTGTTAATTCTCAGTTTACTGCAAGTTACTTTAATGGTAATGGTTTTTACTACACCGAAGGAAACACGGTTGTAGGTAATGGAACTACCAATACAGGAGCCAACGATAACACCGCATCTGTAAGCATAACTAATGCTAACAACACTGGTGGTGGCGGAGCACATAACAACGTACAACCATCCACTGTAATTAACTTCATCATCAAATTCTAAGGAGCATAAGTGCCAACTTATGATATTACAGAAGGCGTTCCATATGACCTTGCCGTACCATCAACTGAAGCAACCTTTGAATTAACTGATACAGCTTTTGATATTGTTATTGACGATCTACCATTTATTGTTAGTGTTAATAATCAAAACCCATATCGTCGTGAGACTGCACCATACAAGAAGGATCAGTTTGATAATAGCCCAGAACCAGGTGAGCAATCGCTTACTGGTTGGTGGTTAAGGTCACAGACATCGTGGCATAACGGTAGTGGTATTTCATTTTATGAACCAGGTACTGACTACGAACATGTAAGCCATAGATTTGCTGATAGTCGTGGTGTAGATGTATGGACTATTGGACAAGCTACATTACTTCCTGATGTGTTTCATGCATATAGTGATGATGGTGGTATTAATGCTGCTACTGCTAGCAATGGTGGAAGCGATTGTCTTGTATCTGGTGACAGTGTTGGTGTATTAAAACGTATTATTCTAAATGGTAACACTACGGCTACTGAAGATCCTTACACAGCAGCTTCTCCAGCAACAGCTTTAGTTGGTCACTCAGCAACTGCTCCATTTTTTCCTATTATTTCTGTAGCAACTACTGGTACTAGATACTACGCTACTTGTTCTACTTGTATTCACACTGGTCTTGTTAACGATTTAGATAGTGATGTTGTATTTGCTAGACATAGTTCTGCTACTGAAGGTGTAATTAAATACATTAAAGGACAGTTATTTTTTGGTGATGGCAGAACACTTTATTTATTAAACGCTGCTTATACTGGTAATGGTAACCATACTGGATCTAATGACATGTCTGCCGCATCTAGTACATCTAAAGTCCACATTAACTCTGACTGGAAATGGAAAGATGTAACAGCTGGTCCGACTTATGTTTACGCTGCTGGTAATGCTGGTAATAAGTCTGAGATTTATGCAATAGGTTTTGACGAAACTACAAACTTGCCCGATTTGCCAGGTGGTTTTGTTGTAGCGTCTATGCCTGATGGTGAAAACATTATTGCAATTGAATACTACTTAGGTTACTTAGCAGTTGCTACTACTAAGGGTGTACGTATATGTCAGGTAGGTCCTACTGGATTAGTAACACTTGGACCATTACTAATTGATTCTACTTATTCAGTTAATGGTTTTGCTACCAAAGATAAGTACATTTACGCAGCCACTAAAGTAGCTGAAGGATCTTATACAAATGCTTGTTTAATTCGCATCGATTTATCGCAATCTTTTAGTGACGGTACCTTTGCTTATGCTTATGATCTAGAATATAGATCTAGTCTTGATGAAGATAATTCTGAAGCTACTGAAGTTTACTTAGTTGACGACAGACTAGTTATGGTAGTTCAAGAAAATGATGGTGACCCTAAAGGCGAACTACAGGTAGAGCATAGTTCTAGAAAGCGTAGTACTGGCTGGCTTAAGACTGGCAAGATTCGCTATGGAACTGTTGAACCTAAGTTCTTTAGGTACATCAATCTTCAGTGTACTACTGGTCAAGGTGATGATATAACTATTTACACTATTGATAAACTTGGTACTGAATCATCTCTTGCAATTGTTAGTGAGGGCTTAAGCAACAAGGACATATTAATATCTACACCTGCTACTAAGCAAGAGTTTATGGCATTTAAGTTTGTGTTTAATAACTCTACTGATGATCAAGACTTACCTATATTAGAAGCTTATCAAGTTAAAGCTACACCAGCTACACGTCGTCAGCGTTTGTATCAGTATCCATTATCTTGTTATGACAATGAAATGGATAGATACAATTCTATTTTTGGTTATGATGGTCGCGCTATGGAATTTATTCAGCGCATTGAATCTATTGAAGAGACTGGCAAGTTTGTTAATGTAACTGATTACCGTACTGGTGAACAGTATCAAGGTGTAATTGAAGAAGTTAGATTTATAAATGAATCTTCCCCAGATAAAAATAGTAGTGGCTTTGGTGGTTTACTACTAGTAACAGTAAGGAAACTATAATGAGTAATGCAAAAAAGTTTGGTATCTGGTTAGCAGATAGCCCATTTGGTGGCATGTTAAAGGCAGCACTAGGTGCTGTACTTGTATATGTTTTAGATAATGTTTCATCTTTTGACCTAGCACCAATTGTTATTGTTGCATTAGGTGCAGCATTGCCAGTAGCAATTAACTATGTCAATGCTATGGATCTACGTTATGGAAATGTAGAATAGTGTACCCAGTTAAAGACGCTAAGGTCTCTGTACCATATGGTAAGAAGGGACGAATCTGGAAATCTGGTTGGCATGACGGAGTTGACTTTGCTTGCAAGACTGGTACACCAGTGTACGCAGCACGTAAAGGTGTAGTTAGTTCTAGTAACTGGGGTGCTGACTATGGCAAGCACATTGTGCAGCGCAGAACATATCCAATAGGTACTAAGAATCATTTAGTATATGCACACTTATCAAAAGTATTTGTGTCACCTAATGATAAAATTAAAAAGGGACAGTTAATTGGACTTACTGGTAATACAGGTAAAAGTACTGCTCCTCATCTTCACTTTGGTGAAAGAGACGGTGCTCGTTGGAGCACAAGTAAACCAGTTAATCCGCAAAGAACATTGGATGCATAATGATATCTAAAGTAGAATCAAATAAAGATAAGCAATCTATTATTTCAGGTAAGGCTGTTGCTGTTTGCATCAATGGCAAGACATCTTGGAAAGGTTCAGCTCGTCAGAAGCGCAACATGTGGGAGACTACAGTACAGGTAGAACTACCACCTGGTGGGCTACCTAATATAATTCGCTTTCGTTTCTGTCGCTATCCTGGAACTGATAAGGCTGACTACACTGGTCACTTCTCCTATCCTGTCCATCCAGGGATGGCAGGTAAAACTATCTGGGTAACCCTAGCTCATGGGTTTATTTCAGGTGGATCTATGCCAGTAGGTTTGTTTATAGACCACGATGGATCTGCCCCAATAACATTGGATGGTCGTCAGATCAAGGCTAATTAGAGGCTCTCACAGCCACGTAGAGCCACGTAATCCCCTCTGGGGTAGTAGAGTATGAACTTAGTACCTACTACCCTGAGAGGGGTTATTTTTTTATGTATTACTGTGGTAGTCCTCGTCTCGCACTGGTGGATTACCACCTAGTATCTTGACCATTTTGTTGACTGCTCTGTTAGCTTCCATCATCA